TATTCTTTTATTTTCGTCTTCTAATATTTTAATATCCTCTAATCTAGCTTTAAATATATCAAAGCACTCTTCTATTATTTTAGATTCCACATCGGTTAAATCATCGATAGATACACAAATTTTATCCGCCACAATTTTTTTATAGTTATCTAATAATGACATTATTTTTTCTTTTATTATATTCCTTTTTGAGTCCTTGTTTCCAATCTTTAGATAAATATTCTTCTAAGTTCTCTTTAGAAATTTTTTTAACTTTTTTAGTATTATCATTATAAATCCAAATTTTATTTTTTAATGCTAAAGATATTTGGTCTCTTGATTTTTGAGAAAGTTTTCGGCCGGTATTTACAAAAACCAATTCCCCAGATAAATATCTGGGATCATCTAAAGACACCATAGATATTTTTCCATTTTTGTTTTTAACCACCACAAGTCCTTTAGTTATATTTGTTAACTCTCCGGAAACATATCTAGGATCATTTTTATATACTCTTGATATTTTCCATCTTTATCTTTTGCTAATACCATATCAGCAAAAATATGTTTTAATTCTCCAGAAATATATTTAGGGTCATTTGTTTTGACCGTGCAGATATTTCCGTCTTTATCCTTAACATGTACAGTTCCTTTATTAGCATTAACTAATTCTCCAGAAATATACCTTTGATCATTTATATCGGTTTGAAATATATTTTCAAATTTGTCTTTTACTGTTACTTTTCCAGTATTTATAAAAACTAATTCTTTACTTAAATATCTAGAGTCATTTGTATTTACTCTGAATTTATTTCCTTCTTTGTCCTTTACTATTACCATTTCCGAATTAATGCTCGTCAATTCGCCAGACAAATAACGAGAGTCATTTATACTTACTTGAAATGTATTTCCGTATTTATTTTTTACTGAAACCATATCTTTATTTATGTGTACTAATTCTCCGCTTAAATATCTCAAATCTCTATTGTGAACTTGAAATATATTTCCATCTTTATCTTTTACTGGAAGCATTTCTCTATTAATACTAATTAATTCTCCAGAAAGATAGCGAGAATCATTTACATTAACTGCCATTGTATTGCCATCTTTATTTTTTACCGTAATACAATATAATACATTAAAACCACCTCCGCCAAGAATAATATTGTAAGTATCTAGTCTTGCAATAAATTCTTCATTAACTATTTCTGCTTCTTTATTTAAAGCATCGATTTCATTATCGAATTCAAATAAAACTTCTCTTTTAAAATTTTGCTTTCCTTCTTCTTTGATGGCTTTAATTATATTAGTTCCCGAGCCCATATAACTATCTTTATCAAAATCTAAAGTATTATGAAATCCAACATAAATCATCCCATTTGTTTTATTAGTGATTTGATAAATAATATATTTTCTTTTCATAATTTTAACATATAGTTTTATTTCTATATATTAAAAAAATCTTGTTGTTATGTCTATAGGATAGCTTGTTTAAAAAATGTTCATTACGATTCCCAATCTTTTGTTTAGAGGCGGGTAATTTAAAGCAGTCATATATACATTAATTGCGTCTGTAATAACATCTAGAAATTGTTCGTCGGCATCCATCTCTGGTGCAAATTCCACAGGAAATTCTCCAACCGGATATGCAAATCTTTCGTTGATTGATTTATCTTTGCAGTAATAATATTTGATTCTCATTCCTGGCCTGATAACTTCATATTTGTCCTGTAATTCTGGGCGAGTGCTCAAAAGATAGTTATAATAGCCAGCTGCTTTAACAGTGAAATATGTTCCTTTAGCATATTCGTATTTGCCATCATGTGCTATAATTCCTGGTCCATCTATTATATTTCCTTCTTCCATTATCTTGCTGGACCAATAAGCATTAACTCCAGTCGCCTTGCAAAGGTCATCCATTGAATCGGCCATAGCCAATTTGAATTGTGCCTTTAGATCTTTTACGAACCTAAGTAGTTCTTTTAAAGTATGACTGTTGTGATTTTCAAAAAGATATTTTATAACTTCCATCACCTTATCTCTAGCGAATGGAGGAGTGCCTCGTTGAATTAATGATACTCCTTTTGAAACTATATTATCTAGTCTAGGATAAATTACCTTGTCTTCCCATACGGTGTGCTTGATATATTTTTTCTTTGTCAAGAATAATACCGACTCGTTTATGTTTTCTAATTCAAAGTCTTGAAGATTTTCTACTTTATATTTTTTTGCATAGGTCTCTAATTTCTTTTTGAACAATGGTTCTAATCTTTCTTTTGCAACCATAAAAATGAAATCTTGAGGATTGCCTTTCCAATCGCAGCTTTTCATTCCTGGATCAAATGTAACAAAACAAGAATCAGTATCAGAATATGCAGACACAGAAACTTTTCTTTGATAAACTCCATCGTCTATCTCTGCTTGAGTTGGAATGCCATCGTATGGGGTTTTGCTTGCTAAATGAATCCAATCAGAATTGATAGGTTTTATTTTGTCTGTATCTATTCCTAATTTAGCATGAAGGTCTTCGTCTATAGGCCATATCTCATACCAATAAGTCTCGTTGATTTGATCCATAAACTTGATCAAATCTCTTCCCATTGCCGTGATGGCATTTGCTATGTCTGGAGTCGAACAAACAAAAAATTCATTTCCATAAGCACCATAGAAACAATTTAATGCTAATTTTTGTCCATTTTGAATTGCGTTGTGATAATTATACTTATCATCTAAATAACCGAGTATTGAATTTACTTCCTTTTCGGATAAAGTATCTAAGTGGTCGTAAAATTGTTTTCTTATCTTTTCGTGTTTGGCTTTTGCTTCAGTCTCTTTATCAGTTCCTGAGTCTTTTACTTTTTGATATGCCTGAAATGCTTCGATGTCTAATGCTATTAAGTCTGTATTCATAATACATCTTATATGTCAAAAGACAAAAATTGTTTTACTTTACCTTTTTACATTATTGTCAAAGGCATAATTATCACCGTAGTCTATAAAAAGTTGCTGGCCTTTTTTAATTGCACACATAGTGCGAAATTCCATGACTTCTCTGTCGTCCCTATATCCGTGCCATGCCTCAACATTAGGCTCAGAACAATGATTGAATAATGACCCAAGCCCTAATGCCATGACAGAGAATCTTTTGCTGTAGCCAAATACGCATTTTTCAATCGTGGGACACATCACTACTTCTTCTAATGGTATCTTCAATAATTCAGATACATGTATCAGGGCACCCTTCTTTATGTTTTCTGAGGCAAATAGGCCTCTGCCCATGTTCTTAGTATTTTTAATTCTGATCATCGTGGTCCTTTGAATACTCTTTTTTCTAACAAAGATTTACTGAGCTTGTCCATGTACTTCTTATTCTTCTTTTCTATAGCTTTGTTCTCTTTGATTAGTTCTTTTATATCTTTAGCATCTTTTTTGTTTAATAAGAAAAGTACATCTTCTGCTAATTTTATATGTCCAGTACAATATCCTTGCGTGTAAGATAATCCGGTTTGGATAGGGATGATATTGTCTGGATGAATTTCTGGATCCATTCCATTTTTCTCAATATCTTTTATCTGTGCTTCTTGATCCTTTAATTGTTTCTTTATAGATTTTAAATCTTCCTCAATGATTTGAGCAATCAATTTTTCCTTCTTGTTCATCTAATAATATACCTAACATTTATTTTATATATTATTTGACTAAATCGCCTTGTTTTATTCTTATATTTCTAGGAACGACTTTTGCAGCTATTGGTTGATCTATGAAAAGATCATGATATAACTTATAAGTAGATTCAGGTATTTCTACTAATCTTCCAGCTTTGAAAGATGGGCCATATTCTGCAAGAAAACTTATATAAGTCATAGTGCCATTACGGCATCTTGTAGATTTTTTAGCCCGGTCGTCATTTCCTAATTGAATATACTCTGCGCCATCTTTTGTCAGCTTAAGCAATCTAGTATGGATCATAGGTCCATTGGGATTTTTTATTCCATCGTAAGAATGATACCTAGATAATTCTGCTTTAAAATAAAGCGTCGGTTTATTTTTTAAAAGATGACTAATTATTGGTTTTTTATAATTTTTTACTACAAATTCTCCCATAAATTAATCGCAGTTAAATGCCTTTTTAAGAAGATTTTGATTTCTTTCTATTTCTTTTGCTAATAAATGCTCATTAAAAACAAAAGAATCTTCACGTTGAGGAAAATGATCGTGAAAGCTGCGATTAAAAGCCATGGTGGTTTTATAAGTATTCAGTATGGTTCCATCCGGATAAGGCCCTCCATCTTTTTTAGTAAAAGGTTCTACATCATAGTTTTCCACCTCGTAATAAGGATCGTTAAAATAATTTCCATTTATCTTCTTAAGCTTTAGACAAACATGATTATGCCAATGAGAATCAGAGAATGCAATTTCTCTTATTTCTTTATCATAGTCCATAGCATTTATGCCATACACTATCTCAGCGATAGAAGATAAAAGAGCAGTTTTCTCGACAAGCTCTTTCTTTATTTCTTTATTTTCAGCGTTCTCTACCATTAGCTCCAAGTTCTATGTTTTTCGGCAATATGCTCGTATCCATCATATTCTTCTATTTGAAAATCTACATCTGATGGAATTTCTATAATTTTTAATTTAGAACATCTTCCATTTGCCTTTTCTTTTAATTTTTCTATTACTTTAATTAAATTTGAATCGTCACGTTTCAATTCTATTTCATTGAGCCATTTTGTTGATTTAGCATTTAATTTCTTGTCTGTAGGATTATCCCCTAAATCAGTAAACAACGCATAATATAAATGCCTTTCATTTAATTGTGGATCTTTTATTTTAATTGTTTTATTATTTTCATAATCAGAATAGTAAAAATATATTTCTTTTCCTATTAATTTTCCATATTCTATTATGGCTTTTGGAGATAAACCAAAACCTCCATAGCATGCGTTTATTACTACTTTTTTAGTAGCATTTTTTATTACTTCTGAAATATTTTTAGGTTTTTTCATTAGATATTTATAACACTTAAAGATTGTTTCAAAAGATTTGTAACTGTTTCAGGATTCACATCTTGGCCTGGAAGTCTAGTCTTTAAATCTTTCATCACTAATCCCATGAACAATCCAATGTTTTGTGCTTTGCCAGCTTTGAATTCTTCCACCTTAGGAATATTGTTTGTCAATACCTCGTTGATAGAGATATAGTATTCAGAGTTAGCAACTTCTTTAGGCATAAAAGGTTTCAACAATTCTACTTCAAAAATGTTTTTCATTAGCTTAGCGTTCTCTGTGAATTTCTTAGCTATGGATTCTATAATCGCATCATCCGTTTTGTCAGAAGATTTACGCTCATTCTCATAAGCTCCTTTGAAAGTAGAGAATAATGCTTTGGCTGTAGGCTCATTAGCCTTTCTAGCTTCTAAAAATGCTTGATTTAATAGTTCTAGTTTATTCATTTTATTTATTATTTAATTTATTTATCTTAGCAAGATGATTAATCATTTCATCAGTAGAAATCAAAGAATCGGCAAAATGCAAAACATCTTTTATTTCTTTTACTTCCTTTATTTGTTTTGGTTCTATTTTAGAAGTAATAAATTCAAAATTAGATAATGTATAAGTTCCGCCAGAATAATATTTTACTGGACTTACTTCAATATCGTCAATTTCTAATACTACAGGATCCCATCTCTTGCACCATTTTGGTCCAGCTTGATTATCTATTATATGTCTAATATTATTTGTCAAATACACATGAGGTAATTTATATTTTTGCAATAATAATCCTCTTCTATGGCCTGGAATTATTCCTTTAGCTAAAATACTAGGAACATGCATTCTTTTGGTTATGTGATAAAGAATCATTATTTTTTAATCCAAGAATACTTACAATTGTATTCTGGTGTAGGATACAATTGAAGCATCCCACTAAACATCCCTTCCATTTTTTTCATGTGCATTATATCGAATACTCCATCTTCTGTTGGAGGCAAATCTGTAGCCTTTTCTGTTTGCAATACAAATGCATATTCTTCCTCAGTAGAATTATCTTCGAGTATTTTAACCATGGCAATCCAGCCATCTTCTTTGTACTGATAAGTTTCGCCTACTTTAACGAAATCCCATCCTTTGTTATTCGCTCTTGCCATATTTTATTTTAAGAAAAATTCGAATGCTGATTTAATGATAGTCAAATTTACTTCATGAAGAATTAACCATTTAGCCCATGCAAATGGCATGAAGAAAAAATCCATGATAGACCAAAAAATACTTTTGTGCATAGTGTGTCCAATTATTGCAGTGCAAAGGCAAAGCAACGAATAAATTAATCCTCCGATTCTTTTCATTATTTGTTTTCTTTAAGTTTGTTTCGTTTGTCCTTCCAAATTTTATAGTAAACACTTCCGGAAGTTCCTATGAATGCTCCAATAACAGCAGCAGTAATGAATGACTTATCATGGGCATAATTGCTCACTGAGAATGCTCCTAAAAGCATAATGACAGAAGACCAAATACCAGAGGCTATTGCCTTCTTATTTTCGATTGTTATGAAATAAAAAGTCCAGCAAACATCTGATATTGCAACTGATATAATGACCGTTAAAAATTTGGCTAAATAAGCATAATCCATATAAAAGCTATTATATGAATAAACTAAGAAGAATAAAAATATTATTTATCTAGAAATTCCATTTTTAAATATATAATATATGAACATTTTTTATACTTATTGTTATTTAGATAAAACTAAGCCAGGTTACTACAAATATAAAAATTTAGATATTATTTTTGATTATGAACCATTTTATATAGGTAAAGGTAAAAATAATAGAATTTTTATTAATACACATTTAACCAAAGCATTAGATAAAACATTTTTAGATAAAAAAATTAAAAAAATAGGAAAAGAAAATATTATATCTATTAAATTATTTAATAATTTGAAAGAAATTGATGCTTATGCGTACGAAATGAAATTAATTAAAGATATAGGAAGAAGAAATAAAGGTTTAGGACCTTTAGTAAATTTAACTGAGGGAGGAGGAGGTATTAGTGGATATAAACATACTAAAGAATCTAGAATTAAAATTGGTAATTCTAGTTTAGGAAGAAAACACTCGGATGCAGCTAAAGAAAAAATACGTTTGGCTAATATCGGTCCTAATAATCCTAATTTTGGAAAGCCTTTATCTATTAAACACAAAAAGAAATTAAGTATTGCATTGAAAGGAAGGAAACACTCTCTAGAACACATGAAAAATGCCCATGAATCAAGACGTAAAAAAGTAGCACAAATAAATCTTTCTACAAAAGAAATATTAAAAATATATGATTGTGTAAGAGAAGCTAGATCAATTACCAAAATAGCAAAAATTGATTGTGTTTGCAGAGGTGAAAGAAATCATGCCGGCGGATATTTTTGGAAATATTTATAAGATTATTCTGATTTTCCATTTATAAATAAATTCCAAGCCTGAATAAATCCTTTGTAGATAATACCTACTAATGCACCTACTAAGAATACGTTGCATATAATAAGTCCAATGCCATTAGCAATGAAGAAAGAATATATTACCATTGCTAATACAACAATAAATCCTTCTAAGTAAAAATTTTGAATTTGGAAGTTGAGCCAATTCATGAAGCTGTGATCTTTAGGGTCTAATGTTTTCATTTTATATTATTTTTCTTTTTTATTGTTTTTATTATTTTTCTAGTCAAAAATCCGGCAGTTTTATCTCCATCTCTTAGATGTTCCATTATAGCCAATTCGATCTCTTGATAACAATCATCAAAATGATTTTTCATAAAATTAAGATTAATCTCTTCCTTAATTTCTATATTGGTCAAATTCAAATTGCCATTCTTAATTATCTCAGCCTTTTTCATTTTATAATTTTTTTATTAATTCTTCTATATGAGAAAATGCTAAGTCATAAAATTCATCTGATGCAATGTCTAATCCAAATGAGTCCATCACAGCTTCCTTAGGATCTTTAGAACCTCCTAATCTTAAGAAATCTTTGTATTTTGTCAAATATTCTTTCTTGTCTTCTGCTTTCAAAAATCCTTGATACACATTTAAAGATAATATATTCCCAAATGAATATGCATAGCAATAAAATGGAGTGTGATAAATATGAGGAATAGTCATCCATCCAAATTTCAATAAATCTTCGTCTAGGTTAACTGCATCGCCATACAACAATTTAACCTCTTCTAGCCACATTCCATTATAATCTTTCCAAGATAAAGGAATTCCTTTCTTCCAAGATTCGTGGCATCTTTTTTCGAAAGCTACATACATAACCTGTCTGAATATAGTAGCAAATAAATCATCTAATCGTCCGCTTATCAACTCTTCTTTGTCTACTGATTCTACTGCCAATAATGCATTGAATAGTGCAGTTTCGTTAAATATCGAAGCTGTTTCTGCTAAACAAAGAGATGAATGATAGTTTATATTATTCTGATCATTAGATAAATAACCATGAAATGCATGGCCGAATTCGTGAGCTAATGTAGTAACGCTGTCTGGATCATTAGCCCAGTTCAACAATACATATTCTCCTAATCCTTTAACATAATAACAGAATGCTCCTCCAGATTTTCCTTTTCTAGGATATACATCTACATTTCCATTCTCTGTAAGAGACTTGCTGTGCTCGTATAAATCGTTATCTATTCCTTTTACTGTATCTAGATACATCTGCAATCCTTCTTCGTATTTCCACTCTTTATCTTTGCTAGTTTCTTTTACAATTGGAGCGCCCACATCGTATACTTCTAATTTAGGAAGTCCTAAAAGTTCAGCTTTCTTTTTTAAGTAAGTTTGATAGATTGGATACTTAGCTTTAACCTTTTCTAGCATCGCATTCACAGTATTTTCGTCCATTCCTTCTGACAAATTTCTTCCTTCCATAACAGAAGACATGCCTCTCATATTCATATTTGCAACGTTTAATTTGCACACTGTAGTGTATTGATTGCCGAATAGGATAGCATTTTTCTCTTCGTTGAATTCTTTAGATATAATCATAAAAGCATCCATACGTGCCTGCCTTTTAGGCGAAACTCTTAAGCTCCATAACTCTTGAAGAGTCATTTTTTTATCGTTATAGTCAAAAGATAATGCTCCTTGATATTGGTCGTATGTGCTGTCTGAATATGCATCAGATAATCTGATGATAATTTTTTCTTGTTCTTCGCTCAGAAGATGCTTTATATTTTCGGATACTTTCGTTAGATAATTATTGTAATCAGGAAATTTATTTGCTAATTCGGCTATTTTTTCTGCTCCAATCTCTTTGAATATTTCGTCAGCAAATAATAATTCTTCTGCTAATGGAACGCACATCATTTGAAGCTCATCGCACACAATTTGAAGTTCTGTATCGTTTATTTTGATAGACGAATCTAAGCCTAGGTACATCCAAAGCTTTTCTTGACCATTCATTAGGTTTAAATCGTTAAGAAAATCTCCAAAATTTTCAAGAACCAGATCCTTTTTGCCTTTCCACTTAGTGCAGAAATTTTTGATCTTTGATTCGTATAAATGATAATCTACTTTGATTTTTGGATCTCTTGGGCCAGAATATCCGAATTTGCTTAAATCCCACTCAGTTTTTAATGTATTTTCCATGGCGTATATATTGTTTATACACCATTTATGGAGAATGGTTTATTTTTTGACTTTGTGTTTCTTCATTAAGGAATCTGCTACAAATTCTACGCAGTTCATTTCGAAAAATATAAGAATAGACTTATCTATAAAGCATTCGAATGCATCATCTCTGAATTGTTTCCATAAAGTATAATCGTCTTTCTCTTCGAAAGTGTACATATACCAATCATTCATTCCTGTTCTATTGGTTATTTTAAGCCAAGACATTAGATCAGGCCAAGGCTCTCCCATGTTTGCTAATTCACGGCCTATTTTGTTCTTTATGAAATAAAAGAATGCTTCGTTCTCAGTCCCTAAATTATATTCTTTTACCAAAGCCGATAATTGGCTTTTTGTAGATTGGCTAACTTCTAAATCAAATCTATCTATTGCTTCAATCCATAATGGATTTTGTTCTGCTGTTATATTCATACTATGCTACAAATTATAAATATCACTATTGAGATTAGTAATGCGATCAATAATAATTTAGGCCAAATGCTTTCGCCTTTCCTACTTCCAAAATCTGCTATGCCTTCGAATACATCGGCAATGCAATCTATAATGTCAAAATCCATATTATTCGGTTTCTTTATTTATGACAAATCTAATCCAATCTTCTAAATCACTAGCCCCTTCTTCATCAGTTTCTTTATCAGCAAGCATTTCCGGAATAAAACTGATATAACTGTGAGCTTCTTCTAACTCTTCGGCATTGGCTAATTTCATAAATTTTTTAACGACTGATTTAGTTATTTTTAAAACTTTAGCCTGTCCGTATTTATTATCTGCATAATCTAATAGGAATTCCTCTGTTTCTTTATGAAGCTTATTTAATTTTTTAATATCCATGCGTTAAAATGGCAAATCATCAGATTCATCTTCCTTTTGTATAGAAAGATAGTGAGTAGTTGTAATATTGTGAGGGCGCACTTCAGTCCATTTGATTCCTTCGAATATATCGTATCCTGGATCTACAAAATCCTGATTATGTGATTCTGCTTTAAAAAATCTATTGTGATTCTTAGCATAGATTATCAGAATTTTTCTTCCATCAAATTCGTAATTTTCTAAAGTTTCTAGAATGCCTACAGTCCAAGGTTCAAGTATGGATGATAAATACTCTATAGGAGAAGGAAGACTATTTATTAATGTATCCATTACTTGGTTGTATTAAGTACCTCTGTAGCTTTGTACACTATGTATGCACAATCGGCGTCAGTCGCTTCTTTAATCTTAGCAAATAAGTCTATGTCGGAAGTGCAGTTCATAGTCTTAGATTTGTTCTTTCCTTCTTTGTCTTTATCCGGAGAAATGACAGTGATGATATAAATTTCCATTTTATGTTATAAATTTTATATCGTTTTATTCAATTTCTTCTGGTTTGTTTAATTCTGGTCCTCTTTTAACATCTCCAGATTCTAAAACTCTTAATTGATCAATAGTAAGAACAGGATGACGTTTGCAAGGATTTTTACATTTAGTACAAACAGATTCTTCAGCTATAGGCGACTTACAACAATCTGATTTTATCATAGATTTTTTCAATGTGCTAGGAACATCATTGTAATAGACATCTCCACCTATTAAACCTTTAAATATAATATCACAAGTATCGTTGATGACAATGTCATAAATAAACTCTCCATCTGTTAGAGTTATAGGAAATGAATTGTTGAGCAAAGATAATTTATAAGCTGAAGGTTTCTCTTTTGAAGGCTTTTGATAATCAATATCTCTAGTGGCATAACTTCTTAAAAGATTATTGCTATATAATTCCCTGCTCATGACTTATAACCATACAAATAACGCACAGTTACTAAAAATTTGCTAAACTTGCTATGTTTTTTACGATTCGGAGGCCTATTACTAGGCATAATTTCTTCTTTATCATTTTCTATATTTAGAAGCATGAACAAAATTAAAGTCAAAATTATAGAGAATGGAATCTCCCACCATAGATTATCAAAATTTATTTCCTTTAAGGTTATTATGCTAAAAGCGAATAGTAATCCTAAGCAAAGGATAAAAAATAAAACCAATAGCCAAAACTTTTTAATTCTTTTTTCCATCTATTTATACTCTAGTTCCATTTTTATAAGTTAAACGTTCTTTATAATTTTGATCAAATATTCTCAATACGCTGATTTCAGCAGCCATTGAAAGTTCAGGCTTATTTCCATAAGCAAAAATATTCTCTAGTTCTATGAGCATATCCCATAATGCATTATACTCGCATTCTTCTATCTTATCTAAGACATTGGGAGAAAGCAACATATCTTTCTGCTTATTGATAAGCGTTGCTAAATCAGCATATCTAAATGCATTATTCAATAGCTTTTGAACTATTTTAATTAGATTTTCTTTCATTGTTCTATGAATATATTATGGGTCCTGCGATATTTAATCTCCTCTAAAAATACATCGACATACAATGGCTCAATTGCTTTCACAGTTCTAAGAACATTAAAAATATGCTCGTTAGCCATCTCGCTAATTTTAACGAATGTTAGTTCTTCATCGCCATTCTTTCCACGATGACCCCACTTCATGTTTTCTCTTTTCACCTCGAAAATAGCATTTTCGAAAACATGCAGGTCTATAGAATCGCCTGGTCCAGAGGCCGATAAATGCGAATGTCCTCCATCGATAGAATATTCTTTTTTAGTTATCTTATCTTTGTGGTAAGGATGATCGTGCTGATGCTTGGATTCCAAAATAGTTCCATCTGGAGTCATTATCTTGTTAGCTGCAATTTTACGGGAATCGGTGTAATACTCTGTCAGTCCAAAATTTCTTACAATTTTTTTGATGTATTGAGCAGGAACATGTTTAGTCAATATGACGCTATTGTCTGATTGATATACATCAAATCCATAAGCGATCATATCTTGTAAATTTATTTCTAATATGACTATATCTTTTCCATGCCTAGAGGCAACTTTATTTGCAATTTCTGGAGTTGGAGACAAGTGAACAAAATTTCTTTTCATTCGATGTATTCCATTCTCTAATATTAAAGGAAGCACTTCGTTTGTAGTTCCATGATAGGCCGGTTTTAAATGAGTAGGGATTAATTTCTTCCAAGACTTTTCTATCTCATCTATTCCTTCTATAGAATGTCCTTGAACTGCTCTAATTCTAAATCTAAATTGGTCAAGTTCAAATCTTTTCTTATCATTCAATTCTACGATCAATGATAACTCTGAAGGTTTTAAATCCAAAACTTCTAATACTTTATGAGTAGCGGCCCATCCTTCTTTGTCCAATATTAAGTCTAAAGAAGCAGGATCATGCCTTAATGCTTTTATAAGTTTTCGACCTTTGGTATCCAACGCTTTAGGCAATTTCTTTTCTTGTTCTAACATAATGCTATTATATCACTAATTAGCATAAAATAAAAATGGGAGCAATTGCTCCCATTTAAACATAAAAGTGTGTAATTTTTATTTTAGCCTAAGTAAGTATTAACACTTAATTCTTTATCAGCATCACCATATCTTCCAAATCTAGAAGAAAGAAGAGTAGAATCTCCAGGAGTTGTTACTCCAGAATATCCAGATCCTAATGTTATAGAATTTAATAAAGTGATATTTAAAATAGAATCAAAGTAAGTGTAAGTTCCATCGTTATAGTTATTTGCGAATAAATTTACAAATCCTATTCTAGCGATAATTTTATTTGTGCCTATAGGAAAATTAGCAGGCGTCGTCATTGAAGTTCCACCAGCTCCTACAAGCTTAGATTGACCAGTAAATCCAGCAAAATTAGCAAGCAAATCGGTATTTGCATAAGGCGCTACTCCAAATAAAGGATTTGTAGCTGAAGCGGTGCTCAAATATTCAAAAACTAATCCATTTATATCGTCGTTTATTTTAGTTCCTATCATTTCAATAAGTTGATCAATATCTTGCTGAGTAGTAAATGAAGTATCCGGAATTTTAAAAGAAGTAGCCAATACTTTAGAAGAAGTAGGATCCACTTTTTGATCGATTCCATAAGTAAATCTAGCTGAAGTAAATCCATCTGCCGAAAGTATGTCAGCTCTAGGTATTAAAATCTCTAGCATAATTTTATTGTGATAATCAATTTTAGAAGTTACAGAAGAAGCAGTATATGCAGAATTAATTATAGATTCTACAATATCAGCTACTTGTGCATATCTGCTAAAAAATGTAGTGTAATAACTAGAATCGCTAACATCTACTGCCACTCTATTTTGTCTGTCTGTCGATGGTGCGGCAAAAGAATCCATTTTATCCAAATAACCAGCGTGTCTATAAGCCATTTTAGTTCCATTTGCTGTTGTAAATACTCTTCCGTATAAATTTGCTTTTGCAGCAAAAGCTGAATCTAAAAGATTAGCATTTGGAGTAACGGTAGGAGATGCAACTCTTTGTGAAATCACCGTATCAAATCTAGGGTTTGTTGCTGCTACTTTAATTATTGCCATGATATTTAATGTTGTTTTTCTTTTTATTTATATATTGGAAAATTTTTATTCAATTGCTGCCAGGATATACTGTTTGTTGACAAATCGAAGGTTCCAGAATAAGGAACTTTTGCTTCTTTCCACATTTTCAAGAAATTAGGATCGTCAAACATTGCTTTAAAATTAGGATACTCTGTTTTAAGAATATCGTTGACAAATTTAATTCCTTTGTCCGGCAAGAAACCCCATTTCATTCCCACATAATATCCATTTGCCTCTATGCCTTGTATAATTCCAGTCTCCCAATCCGCCGTCAATCCTATGCATCCTTTAGATTTAGCTATTTCTATAAGCTTCATCAAAATATCTATTCCTTTGAACTTATTAGTTTTAATATTAATCCAAACTATCCAAAGAAGTTTGCTAGAAATATCGTAAATGATGTGATAATCAGCAGTTTTAGTTACATGATGCCCAGCGCCATTAGGTTTAGTAGTATTAATAACTATTTCGTCAGAAGTTTCAGTAGAAACCGATTCGTTAAGCATCTCTGGAATAGAAGGACGCTTAAACCATTTTAAGTAATCTTTAATAATCATCTTTAATACTTCTATATATTAAAGACTAAATAGCGGTGGGATAGAGGAGACACGAATCAAATGTACGTTAATAAATTCAACTCACTCTTAAAATTTCATTTTTCTTCCTTTAATCCAGCCTAAATTTAACCAATTATTTAATTCTTCGTTTTTTACACTTTTAGAAATTTTTAATTTTAAATTATGTATCCAACAAGTTCCATATTGAGAATTTAATTTTCCTTTTTGTTTAATGCTATTTGTTTTACCTATTTTATCTTTAGATTCCTGTTTATGTTTTTTACCAGTCCAATCATATTTATTTAGCACATCAAAAATTCCTATTTTAAGTAAAAATGTTTTATACCCGGCTTTTTTATTTTGTGCTTTTCTTTTTTTAATGAACTTTTTATCATACTTATATTTATGCATTAGTGAAATATTACCAATTTTAGATCCTTTTAATCTTTCTTTTTTTGTAAATCCTCCGCTACCTCCAGGTTTTAGATTCATACAAAAAGGATCTTTAAGAAGATCTTCATTTACCATATCGATTTCTGCATTTATTAATAATTGTCTAGTTTCAAAAAACTTTAATCTTTCTATTTTAAAATTTTCTTTACCGTGTTTTCTAATTGCATATCTAAGTCTTTTTCCAGAACCTAAATAACCATCATTTATATCACTAGTAGAGTGCATTCCTACATAGAACTTGTTGTTTATCATATTTGTAGTCTTATACAAAAAATGATATTTATGTTGTTTTCTTGGCATTTTATGTAACTAATTAATTTTAACTTATATATTAAAATCAAGGTACAAAAATGACCGCGGTGGGACATGATGGAGTCGCACCACCCGAGTCTATGACACTTGATTTACAGTCAAGCCCGCTACTCCTACGGTATAATGTCCCAGAGTACTAAAACAAAAAAGCCTTATCATTTGTTGATAAGGCCTTTTAAAAATTCTTCAATAGAATTATAATCTCATCAACGATGCAGCAAATTATAATAATAGTAATAATTAGTTCTATCGAACTTAATCATGATCCTGTTATTTATTCTTATTGTTATCATTTTATTTTTATTTTATTTTATTTTATTTAAGTTGTCCCAAAGAGATTCGAACTCTTGACCGACAGCTTAGATTCTTTATAAGTAATAACATATAAAGGCTGTTGCTCTTCCGCTGAGCTACGGGACAATTTATTTTACTTTTCTCTTCTAATCGATCTTTCATTTTATTTTTTATTGTTTCGCTGTATATACACAAAATATATTTAGTAAAAATGCGGTCTATATCGGAATCGAACCGATGCTTTCAGATAACCTACTTGCTACCG